TCTAGTTCTTGTCGTTGCTCATCTAAAGCTTTAGTATCTCGTTTGTAATCCTCTGTGCGTTTATAGCCAGATAAGAGTTCATCCTCTGATACTTCATATTCTTCACCGTCAAGTTGGATAGTGTATAGATTCTCAACCTCAGGCTCATCACCCTCGTCTTCCTCTACTTCACCTTCTTCTTCCTCTTCTGGTTCATCACCTTCCGATTCTTCAAGTTCTTCAACTTCACCTTGTTCTTCTAGCTCTTCCTCAACTTCTACTTCCTCAACCTCTGGTGTTGATACTTCTTCACCTAGGGCAAAAGCAAAAGCATCTGACGAAGCAGCTTCTTCCATTGACATACTTTCTGTAAACATAATTAATACTCATATTTATCTAAGGCAGCTTGGATAAAAGCCATAACCTCATCTGTTGTTCTGATTCGTTGGTGGATGTCTATAATGTCATCCCCGTTCTTAGTGTGCATTGCCTGTATTAGTAACTCTGACTTATAATCTAAGATAAGGTCAAGGAAGACCTCGTTATCGAGTATCTCCCTTATCTGCCTTGCCTTGAATTCATTGATATCAGATTTTGCCGTCTCCAATTGCTGTTGGTCGCTGAGACTCTTTTTCAAGAACCACTTCGGCAATTTGAACTTGTTTTTCCCATTCAAACTTATCTCTCTCCAAATCTTGTGCGGTCTCTTGAATCGCTGCTTCACGTTCTTTAAGAGAGACTTCACGTTGCTTGATTTCCATAGCTTGCTGCTCCATTTGCATTTCCATTTGCTTGAACTTCTGTTCTTGCTGCAATTGCATTTGGTCTTTCTGTGCGTCAGCTTGTTTCTTTTGAGCCTCGGAGTTAGCTTTAATTTCGTCTGGCTTTGGTTTGGAACGAGCTTTCTGTAGAGCGGCTTTAGCTTTTTTAGACTCTTCTGTAGCAGGGTCAACCCAGAACTTAGTATAGTCTTTATAGCCAGCATTGTCTGTGAACTCCGTAATGATGTTATAGATTTTCTCTTCATTAGTGAGAACCCCCATACCGCCATTACCAATGATAGTTTGTGTCATCTCTAACATACGACCTAGGAACATAGCCTTCTGGTCTTTATCATTCGTACCCATACCAACAGTTACCATCAACTCTGTGTCATTCTTCCATGTCGCAGGGTTAATTTGTAGGAACTTACCATTCAATCTAAATACATCTTCTTTGTTTTGATACTTGGTAGCTAACTTAGCCATGTTATCAAACATGTTCTTAACACCAGTCTCAGCAAAGATACGAGCAATCAACTTCAATCGTTGTTCTGCTACACTCATTACTTTATTAATTTGACTAGCGCCAGTATGGCTGTTAAGTACCTTATCGTCTAAGCCTTGTGTACGAGCTGAAACACCTGTTCGGTTAGAAGACACTTGGTCTAGGTAACCAGTCATTTCATACGTACCCTGTGGTAATGGAGGAGTATCTAAGGGACGTAAAGCACCTTGCATCTTCTCACGGATAATACCACCAGCGACGTTGTTCTGTAAATCGTTTAAGTTAACCTGTCCATCCACTACAACCCAACGACCTTTATTAGTAAGGTACATGTTGTCTAGTTGGTTACGAAGTAAGGTAGTCTTAATATCTTGAATGTCTTTAACAGCATCATAGATAGACTGACCGTACATCTCATGTTGAATAGGGTTAGGCGTAATCGTAGAGTAAGGAATCAAGTCCCACTCATCATTAGCCAGCAACGTATTACCTGATAACAGGACACGTCGTAATTCTGCGATACCATCACCATCAGCATCAATACGTACATAAGCTTCAACAACCCAAACCTTACGGTTGGCTTCACCACCTTCTACAGAATCAAAGCCTGTAGTGTAGTTACCGTTGAATTGCTCTCGTACTGCTCGTAGGCGGTCTGTACCATAGTGTTCCTCATTACCCCATGCAAGTTCATCAAGAACGTCTGAGGTGTAACCTAGGGCTACTAGCTCGGAACGAGTCATCTGTTTACGTTGACCTACGAAGGTGGCATCTTTTGCACACTTAGCCCAACGGTCAATTAAGAACTCCTCTGGGGGAACTCCTTCTACCTTGATACAACCTTTGTTCTCTTTAGTAGAGACACGGATATCAAGTGTACCGTCGTCATTAATAGTACGCTCAACCAACTCTATGTCATCCCCTTCTAGGATTGAATAGGCTTCGTCTTCGTCTAAGTTAACGTATAGTGAAGTAGATACCGTAGTCTCTTCTTCAAAGTAATGTTTAACTACACCTAGCTTGAACATCAACGCATCTTTAAAGAAGTTGTGTAATGTCATAAAGCCATTGTTCTTACGATAGAACAAGTAGTTGATGTAACTAGTCTTCTGTTCAGCTTCATCTACATCATCAATAGTTGCAGGTTCAAACTTAACAGCTTCCTCGTTACTTGTAAATATATCCATTAAGGAAGGCATAATCCAATCTACAGCATCACTAACATCTTTCGATATAACCTGTGATTGCCCTGCCTTCTCATTGCCCATCTTATCACCAAAGTAATACTTTTGAGCCTCTGCCCAGTTAGACATCAAAGAACCATCAATATAGTCCTTTGCGTCATTAGCTAAGCGGGTAACATGGGTGACTAATGTTTCATCATCCATCTTCTCGATTTTATCTGACATTAAATAATTCCTCTGTGGTCATACTCTATATTATAATCACTATAGTTATCTGAACCATCACCAACAACAGCATAACGTGCACGGGACATAACGGCATAACGAGAAGCAGATATAGCATCATCTTTGATAGGAACAATCTTACCGTCCTGTCTATGATACTCTCTGAACTCTTGTAACCAGTTACGACATGTACTAAATACTTTGAAGCGACCTTGCTCTATCATTTGATACATTTCAAGGATACCAACTTCAATGCTGTTACTGCCCTTACCCTTACTTGTCTCTCCAAGTGCTATTGGGTTTCTAAAGTGTTCTGCTGTCATATTAACACCCTGAGAACGATACTGTTGAGCTAATTGTAGCCCTGAGCCCTTATCGTGTTGGTAACCATCGTGAGGCCAAACAACTGGGATATATCGTGGTCTAGTGTTAATAGCAGCAGCATGAACTACGGCAGTCTGTTTGTTCTGATAGTGTTCATCATATAGATATACGGTATCTGATTCTCTATCCCAAGCTATCCATATCGCGGCAGTAGGATGGTCAAAGCCAAAGTCCAAGCCACAGATACGAGCATAGTGATTAGGTATAGCAAAAGGTTCCACCACCAGTCTTTCTTCTGGGAAAGGAAAGACCTGACCTGAACCAAATACGGGTATGCCTCTCGCACGCATTTCCCTTTCATGAGGGCTGTATACCGCAAGTAATTGTTCTTTAGTGTCTTCATCAATATGTGGAGCATCATCCCAAGTCGCCTGTGTTAAGCTTTGACCTGGACGTAACTCGTACATGAAAGCTCGTACGGTTTCTGTCATACCATTCTCAGGCGTGAACGTCATCGAAACTATACCTCTAGTTGTCGCTGTACGAGTGATACACTGCGTAAAGATATTGTGAGGTGGTTCTTCATCAAGCCATATCCAGTCTAAAGCTGAACCCATGAACTTGTGTTCTCCCATCTCGTAAGACTTAAAGCCTAGACGACTAACGCCACCTGACTTGTGTCTAACTGTACACGACTGTAAGGCATTTGGAACACCCGGTAATCGTGTAGTATTAATAATATGTTCTTTTGGTAGAGCGCCTGTACCTAACGCTGTAGGGTCATCAGGCTGTCCTAGCAATTCATTCTGTAGGATATCTCGTGTTGTTACATTAGATACACCACAAGCCCATGCATTGATAGGCTTATCAAACTTCTTACCTTCCCACCAGTCTGGATACTCTCCAGTAAGGTGACACGCTAGCTCGAATGCCCCTGTATACGTTTTACCGATACGGTTGGCACACATGGCTAGCTTTTGATTATTATCACTTGAGGCATTTATAAACTTAAGTTGCCAGTCATAGGGAGTAAAGAACTTGGCTTTATTAAACCGTATATAGTCTTCCTCCGCCTTTAGTAGTTTCTTTAATCTCTTTAACTCGTCCATCTTATTCCTTAAACTGACAACCTATTGTTAACTAACAACCTTTGTAATACGCATCAAGCTCCAATAAGCAAAGGAAGCGCCTGTACCCATTGAACACGTTATAAGTGATGACATCAGCTCAGCGCCAGTTTTAACTGTCGTACCAATAGGCGGAACTGATAAGGTTGCATCAAGTGAAACCTCTGTGCCAGCAATATTTATAATTGAAACTCTATCTAATCCAGTAGGGTCATCAACAGCTCTAGACGCTGAAACTTCAACCCTGTAATTTGCATTAGGGTCAAGTTTAGATGTAGACAAATCGACCTCAATATCACGACCCTCTGTTTCAACAAAGCAAGAGTCCGAAAGTCCAATACTGTTTGTTATAGTCAGTGATGTGTCAGTAGGATTTACCCTATCACCACGTCCCGAACCATTGCGTAAATCAGTATATTTGAATTTCATTAATGCGTCTGGTACTTGCGTATAGTCCGTGTTGTAGATATCTATACCAACGAATACATTACGTGCGTCTGGTGCCTTATTTATACCGCCTGTCATAATGTCTGTGTCACCAAATTGAATCAGTACATCATTAAGGTAGTCGCCTTCTGGCACCTCGACATTAGAAATATTTGGTGCAACGACATCAACTATATAGTTTTGCGTTAACTCTCGACCAACAGGATTACTAGGATGCACACCATCTTCACTAAACCATGTATCTTGATTATCAAAAACATAGTCATATAGATTTAGCTTTATATCTGCATACTCATCAACAATGGCTTGGATAACACCTGTGTTATACGGTTCGCTCTGTGCATTAGGGGGCAACCTATAGGTCAGGTTGGACATAGCAAGCATGAAGCCCGCATCTTTTATCTTATTAACAATAATTCTAAGGTTAGCGTCTATAATATCCTCGTCCGTTGGGTACACACTACGCAAATCATTACCGCCAGCGTGAAGAACCCAAAGGGTTGTATCGGCGTTACTAGCATATTGCGCGATGATTGGGTCAATCCTATCAATCATATCCTGTGTTTTATCTCCGCCTATAGCATGGTTATTTACAACTACATTTTTACCTTGCGCAGCAAACTTACTTTGAGCAGCTTGGGTATCAGTAAAGGATTGGTCCATTATAGAAGCACCAAATACAACAATTTCAGAGATTTCAGGAATGGGGAATTCCCCGCCATTTTCTGCTATCCAATCAATAATACTATTAATCCTATCCTTAATGGATGTTGTTGTGAAGTTCTCACCACACACTAATTTTTCTAAAGACATACTATCTGTTCCTCATTACACTCAAGCATTCCGTAATTACAGTCTACAAAGCCATTATTTGAATTATACCAAAGTTCAAAACTTTGTGCATTAACTAATACTGGAGCATATGCCCCAAAAAAGGCATTAGATGTAAAGGACATATTAGCCCTCCATTACGGTTGCTGTGCCACCTATAGGTTCTACAGTAATAGCATTAGTAATAGCTGGAATAGGTGCAAAAGGCACACCAGCCGCTAATACGAAAGTAGCACCGTCAATAGTGATATTACAAGGTACATCAGAATATACAGATAAGTAACGTCGTTTAGCGCTACCTTTAAAGTCTGTAGAAGCTGCGATAGAAAGTGTTGTTAGTGATACTGGGGCTAAGCCTACCATCATAAGGAATTCTCCGTTTCAGCTAATGCTCGCATTCTATCTGCTAATCTAGTAGCTCGTTCAGGGGTTTGTTTATCACTAGCCCATAAGCTATCTAACATTTCATCTGCTGCTGTTTCATAATCTTTGGCTTTGACAGCCGTCTTAAACTTCTTAAATGTATTTAATCTTGGGCTACCTAACTGGAAGGACATATTAGTAATAATGTCTAGTGCCTTAGGGCTCGCATCGGGTGCGAACTTCTCGGCATCACTTCGTGCTGTCTCGTAGTCCCTTTCTAGTAATGCATTAATGTCTTCTTCTGAAAACTCATCACCTTCTTTGTACTTTTCAAGCTCATCACCGACTAAACGATGACCTACACCAACCGTAAGGTTATTTAAGCTGTCCATATAGACCTTGTTATCGAAGCCTTCATC